GAGCTGTTTCATGCGGCCCGCCGCCGTCTCAGTGGCTTTAGCTGCAGAGCCCCCAAATTGTTTAGTAAGCGTTTTGTTTATTTCGCTGGCGCTCGCACCCTTATCGATGAGGTTGCCGAGCTGCGGATTTAGTTTCTTAAGCGCCGTAGTGTTCCCCGCGTAAGCCTTAGCCAATGCTTTAGACACACTTTCTACGCTCATGCCGGTAGCGGCGGCTACATCGGTGGCGATTGCTAAAGCATCCTGGGCGGCGGTTGCCGATCCAGTAGCGCGCACAAGGTTAGCCATCGCTGGGCGCAGCTCATCATCCGTAACCGCAGCGGCCTGGGAAAGGTTGCTTATAAATGCCTCGCTGGAGGCTATTTGGGCATCGGTGGCTTTACCAGTTTTGCGCAGGGCATCCGCTAATTTAATTTGGCTTTGTTGATCCTCTGCGGCTGCCTTAGCCGCAAAAGCCGCAGCACCGGCAAGCCCCAGCAGCGCGGTGCCCGCCACTTTGGAGGCTTTGCCCAGCACATACTGCGCCTTAGCCCCAGCGCCCTCCAGGCTCTTAAATTCTTTGATCGCACCCTTTACGCCTTTATTGTCAAAGGTGCTAATTAGCGGGATGGTAATAGCCATGACTACCCCTTTAGGCGTTTATAGTCTGCCATCACTTTGGCGACCACGGGTTTGAGATTGTTTTGCACTTGATCCATGGTACTTTCCGCAGCGGGCCACATAACGCGACTGCCACGCCCAAAACGCGCATTTAACTGCTCCATCAAAATACGGCCCTGTTCACTATTGCCAGTGCCACGGCCCGCAATGTCAAAAATAAAGAGGTTACGGCTCTGGATTTTTTTAGCGCCTTTACTTGCGGTGCTTACCCGCACCGCGCCAACCGTCTCATATTTGGCACCCGCGCCAAGGTTGCGGCTACGAGCTCGGCGCGTATTGATCGAGGCTTTAATGTTGCCCGCCTCATTGCCTACCCAAAGCGGGCCATCCGTTTTGCTGCTGCTTTTCCACCGTCTAGCCATGCCCGATAGTGGCGGTTTTGTTGGCACTTGTGAGCGAGCGGCTTGCACCATCGGCTCGGCGGCTTGCGCAAAATCTTTAGTTAATTGGCGGCGCAGCTTGTTATCAAGTTTGTTGATTTCTTTTAATGCCTCGCGGAGGCCATTAACCTCCATTTTTACATTTATGCCAGTCACTGCTGCCTCTTTCTAGCCTCTTTCATTATGTGCCGCACGGTAATCAAATCGCGGGACTCGAAAGGGATCTGCGGCGGCCACCAGCCAAGCTCTACCAGTGTTAGGCAGAGGGTGTAACGGTAGCCGCCTCGGTAGGGCGCGGATCTGCCTCATCGTTAATCACATCGAGCGCGACTACCCGCTTGCAAAAATCGTCAAAACTGGGCGGCAGCGTCACGGTTTTCTCCACCTTTAACTGCGTAAAAGCCATAAAAAGCAGATCCTCGGCACCAAGGCCATCCTCCTGGATGCGGCTTATCTTGGTGCGCATCTTTCGCTCCCATTCAACGATGGTAAAAAGCGAGGTAATTACATCTAACGGGCCCTCGCCCAAATCGATGCGGATAGTTAGCTGCATTTTCTCTCCTTAGTCGGGCTCGGGTGAGCGCGTTATTTATGGGGTGACATCCTCAGAGTAAACCCCTCCACGGAAACTTACGCTAATGACACTGAGCTCTCCCAGGGTAAATACATGCGGGAGCTCCGAGAGGTAGGTGCCCGTAAGTGTCATACCTGGGTTCGTGGCCCCGTCTGGGCTGCTTGTGGGCTTTAGGATGACGGTGGTGGCGGTGCCTACAAGGCTTTTAAGTGTGGCGTAGGTCTCGGTGGCTGCGTAGCTCATGTAAAGCTCAAGCTCGAGGGTGTGATCGCCTAGGCCCGCAGTGTAAACGCGCGAGGTGCTGCCAAATGCGGTGCTTTCGAGTTCGTCATAGTGCACGGTAAGCGTGGCGCTGCGGCACTGATCTGTAAGGTCGGTGGCCCCTACCGTAACTACGGGATTTGAGAGCAGGGTGCTGGTTGCCATTGGTTACTCCTTTGGTTTCTTGCTTTTTATTGTGGCAGGTTTTTGGGTCTTTTTGTCGGATTGTTTAATAAAACCGTTAGCCAAAAGGATCGCGGTATTTATTCCAGGGCGCTCAATGTACTCGGTGCCAGGTGTCCCGCATCTTGGGTTTACGATTATATAGCTCATGCCGTTTGTACCTGGATTGCAATAGTTAAATCGTAAGCCGCATAATCGACACCGCCAAGGGTTATGCCGGAGGCGCGCGCAGCGGTAAGCCCTACCTTGGCTGCCAGGATGCTGGAGCACATCGCTAAAAGGTTTCTCATCGCATCTAAATTGGCGGGCCCGAGGCTAATAATGCGCACTGGAAAAGTCATCTTTGCAATGTTGTAGTTAAACGCCTCAATATCTGGCGCATCAAGAAAGATGCACGGCGGGGCAATGTTTCGCGGATCGGTCACCACTCGCAAGCTTGTAGCGGTTGCCAATTTGGTCGCCAGATCGTCAATACCCTCATTAAGTAGATCGGTGTAAGCCATTTAAGCCACCGCGGGCCGTGGCACACCCAGCAGCTGCATTATCGCTGGGGTCATGCCAGTAGTGGGCACCGGGGTCGCCATGTCCGAAAATTGGGCAAGCATGTCCACTGCCCCGCGCATACGGAAATAAGCCGCCCCTAATTGGATGGTGCCTAGGAGCACATCGCCACCCGGCACGGTGCTCAAACTATCGGAGTAGGAACTTTCTTGGCGTTTCCGATAGGCAACGGCATTGGCGCTAGCTGCGCATTGCGCTAAAAATGCTGCATCATCCACCGAGACGGTGGTTATGCCTATCCAATCCTCGATCATTGCGGCGGTGATCCAGGTGCAAACTGGGGTAAATGTGAGGGTGCCGTTAGGGATGGCAGCACTGCGCTCTAGCAGGTCGCCAGCATCATAAAAAAGGATCTGGTTAGGGATTAGTTGCAGGTAGTCAAATACAAGATCGCCCTCGGGATCGGTACCGATAAAAAGGTACTGCGGCAAAGCGTAAACGGTGTGGGTGCCGTTTAAGTTATGCCCAAGTCCCGAAACCGTGAACGATTGCCCTACGGCTATATCGAGCGGGGTCAATAGTTGGATTACCGCATAGTCGTCAATGCGCTGGTGATTTATCACCGATGCGGTAGCCATGGCCCCGCCTCCTTTATCAGACTATGTTTGCCTTGACTGCAAGATTTGCCTCGATGACCTTTGCAGCTGCGTAACCGCGGAAAGCGATAGTGCGCGAGAGCTGTGACGGGTTATCGAGGCTCACACTGCCCTTGATTTGCTCGTAATACTCGGCAAAACGCGGATCTGCCACGATAAGGGTGTTCACTGGGAAATTGCGATCCACGACTACTCGCATGCCGAAAGCAAGCGACTCGGTGGAGCCTGGCTGCATTTGTCCGAAAGCGTTCATCGGGCCCACTTGTGGGAACAGTGGGCGGTCTGCGGTGTCGCTCAAGCGGCCCAGGCGCTGCCACATGTTGGGATCAACCATGATCGCGCTCGGCAGGTTGCCGTTCGAGTTGGTGAGGATCGTTGCAGCTGCGTAGTACACCCATTCCGCCCAGTAGGCGGGATCGTCATACTTTGTCGAGTCAAAGTTGAGGGTCTGGGTTGCTCCAGCCGCTACGGTGTCGGCGCAATAGTTATCGGTCTGGTTCGCGAATACGCGGGCCATGTCGTCAATGAGCGCACCGAGCACTTCCGGCGAACTCCAATCAATACTTTGCTCGGACAGCTCTATAAAGCCGCCAAAAGTTTTTTTATCGAATTGCAGATCGGAAACTACAAAGGTGCCGGCCTGGACTGTGGTGTTTTGGTTTACTTGCTCCGCAATGCTGGTATTGGTTGTGACCACTGGGCGGATAAATACCTTGCCCCCTTGCGGTAAGCCACGCGGGCCGAGCGCATCAATGACTGGGCGCAAGCCTCGGAAAGAGTTGAAAATGCTGGAAATAGTCGGCACCGGCATGACACCATCAAGATCAGAAACGATCACATCGGGAGCCGCCGCTTGGATGCGTGCGTTCATCGCAGCAAGGGTGCTTCCACCTGCTGCGGCTGCTGCAAGCCATTCGCCAGGTGTTGGCAAGGTGACTGCGCGCTTTGGCTGCGCAAAAGAGATAGGGGCCGTGGGTGTTGCTGCCTCAACGGTGTCCGCTGCTGGGTTTACTGCTTCCATTGGTTGCTCCTCTGTA